CTGCTTCTACTCTTTCTGCTTCTACTCTTTCTGCTTCTACTCTTTCTGCTTCTACTCTTTCTGCTTCTACTCTTTCTGCTTCTACTCTTTCTGCTTCTACTCTTTCTGCTTCTACTCTTTGAGCTTCTATTCTTTCTGCTTCTACTCTTTGAGCTTCTATTCTTTCTGCTTCTACTCTTTGAGCTTGTTGTATTTTAACATTTTCATCATTTACATTAGAAGTAGAATTCATAAATGGTAAATATGAATATTCTTGAACATTTTCAGGTGGTTTTTGCATAGTATTTAATTGATTGTTTGGAGGAATAATAGTTTCTTTTGGTTGTGAAGAAAAAAACCAATATATTATTCCTCCAATAATTAGAAAAATCACAAATGAGACAATACTTACCAGTACCCATTTAAATTTGCTCATGATATCTTCTTCGTCTTCTTTTGTATCTTCTTTGTCTTTTTTTGTATCATCGGTGCTTTCTTCTGGCTTATCATCGGTGCTTTCTTCTGGTTCTATACCTAATATAATTTCATCGTCACTTTCTCTTTGCTCTTCTCTTTCTTCAAGAGCATCTTTTATATTATTAATACTTGAATCGTCGGAAAAGTTTTCTTTTTTTAATGATGTTATAAATGTATCTATTATTCCCGCATTATCTTTTTTTTCATCTTTAACAAAATTATTAGCTTTATTTAATTCGTTAATTAATCCGTCGACTAACGTTACAGAATGAAACATTTTATTTGAATAATTACTACTCTATAATAATATATTATTTAATTAGATAATATACATATTAAATGGAATTATTAAAGCCCGTTTATGTAAAAAGATGGTTAACTGAAACACAATATAAAACTTATGTTTTTGATGCTAACAAATTAAATGTATATAAATCTACTTATATCATAATTAACGAATATATATTTCAAGATAATAATTATGAAGATGCACTCAATAAAATAGTATATTATATATTACAAAAAGATAAAGATATAGAATTGCCCTTTTATTTTTGGGATGAGGAGAATTTACTATATGATATAGAAACAATTAAGTGGAAAGGCTATGACATAAACCCATTTAAATCAAAAGATAGAAATTCGGAGACCTTAAAAGAACCTATAAATATATCAAACAAATATAAACTATTCAAAAAAACAGAAATTAATTTAGTATTTTATAGCGATTTTAAATATGATATAAAATATTATTTTGATAAATCAATAAAACTACCAGAGTTCACTAAGCGAGTTAAAGAATTGATTAAAAATGAAGAACCGCTAATTAATTTATATAATAAGGATATTAAATTTGCTAAATTATCATTAGAAGAATATAACGATGTCAGTTTTGAAATAAAATTAGATAACATAGAGTCTTTACTGATATTATTTGATAAACTAGAAACCGATGAAAATATGCAAATTATACAATTAATAAATAATAATAATGCAATATACAAATTGTTTAAAGAACACACTTTTACAAATGAAAAAGAACTAGCATTTATTTTTAACTTACTAAATACGAAGGATGGACTATTAAATATTTATTATAAAGGAAAAACATCTAAAATATCTATTTCAGATACCAATGCAATTATTAACTTTAAATATCCCATAGATAATGGTAATAAATGGGCAAATATTATTAGTGATAAAAAAGATTTTATAGAATATATAAAAAAATATATTGATATCAAAACAGATTTTAAGGAAAAAGATATCAATTTAAGAGTTAAGTTTATGGTTGATAATATAGAATATCCAACTTTAATTAAAAAAATAGGGACATATTCTAATATATTTGAAGCTATAATATTTAAAAACGAAAATAAAAGGAATAGTGGATATTATAGCTACAAAAGAGTTAATGATATATTGAATAATAAATTTGATGTTACAGCATATATCAAATCTAGATTAATAGTTGGTATGTCGGAAGATGATATAGTAAAGGAATTAATGCAATTTGGGTATACAAAAATAGAATCTGTTGAATTGGTAAAACAAGAATTAAAGATTATTGGTGATATTGGATTTAATAACTTAGATAAAAACCCAAATATAATTGAAGGTACTTATATTGTTGTTAAAAAAAGTGGAAGTGGTTTCGAAGTTGATATTAAAAACTGCAAATCATATTACGAATTAGATAATATTAAATTTTGGCTTAATAAAATAATAGAACAAACGCGTGTTATAGAAAAGAAACCAGTAATTAAGAAAAAGGACAAAACACCTGAACCACCTCCTAAACAAAGCTCTTCTAAATCTCCTGATGATAATTCAATTGACGAGGAGGATTTTGATGACTTGGACTTTGCCAAGGGTGGTGGAGGTGGTGTTGAAAATGCTGAATTTAAAAACTACTTAATAAATCGTTTGCGAAACGCAGACAAAGAATTATACAAAGATAATAATAAATCACGTAAATGCCAAAAAGAACATCAGCCAGTGGTCCTATCAAAAGAGGAATTAGATGAAATTAAAAAAAAAGGTTACGATAAATATTTTGATAATATTATTGAATATGGTAGTAAACCGGATATAAAGAATTATTATACATGTCCAAGATTGTGGTGTCCGATTAGTAAAATACCATTAGATGAAAGTTTAGAAAATCCAAAATGCCCTGGTGAAAATGAAGAACCAATGAAAATGAATAAAGATATGAAAAATTCAAATAAACCACGATATGCATATTTAATAAAAAATATTAATTTACCATGTTGTGGTAAGAAAAAACCTAAGGAAATAGAGCCAGCTAAGGTATCAATCAAAAAACCCGATTCAAAAGTTTCAGACAAATTAGATGATGATGATAAGAATTATATAATGAATAAAATACCACTACCATGTAAAGGGAGATATGGTGATATATCAAAAGAGTTGTATAAAATATTAAAACCCGATAATTATAGTGATTATAATAAGCAATGTCTTTCTCCTAATAATATTAATAAAAGGGAATGTATACTAAGAAAAAGTATAATAAATCAAAAAGATATCACGAGTAAATACGATTGCATTATTAATGTTGTTGCTTTTTTATTAGGAAAGACAAAAGCCGAATTTATTAAAGATATTATTGATAAATTAGACATAATAACATTTATATCTCTTGATAATGGTAATGTATGTAAAGATTTCGTTGAACTAGAACCAATTGTAGCAAGTGATAATATGGAAATGTATAATAGTTTTATAAAGATGAATAAAAATTTTAAGAATATAGATTTAGATTTACCAGAATCAAGTGATAATTCCAAAATAGCCAATTATAAAAGGTCAAGATATTTATATATATATAAATCGTATTTAAAATTTATTAAATACTTGAAGGCTGATAATTATCCTTTTGATAAAACTATCAAATATCTTAATTCATTAGTAGCGATTTTATATAAAAAATTAATTGTACTATGGGATATAGAAAAAATAAATGGAAATATTCAAATAAATATGATATGTCCTTACTATACGAGATATATAGATTTATATTCGTATTTAGATAAAAGTCCCAAATTTATTATGATAATAAAGGAAAATAATCATTATGAACCATTAATATCAAGAACAATTAATATGAAAAGTGATAAGAAAATATTTAATTTGGAAGAATATAATGTTATTAAAGATATATTGATAAATTGTACTAATAAAAATAAGTTTGATGAATATGATATAGGAATATTTACAAATAAAGATAATATAAATGCCTTACATAAGTTATTGAAAGAAGAAAGCGAATTGTTTAGTTTTGAATCAATTATAATAAATACAGATTATACAATTGACAAAATTATCTTAAAAAACAAAATGTTGTTACGATTTAATAAACAATCTATTATAATATTACCATTGTTAATGAAAGAATATAATATAAAAAATGTTATTTTCATTGATGACATAATTGATAAGGAATATGATATAAAAATTGTTAAAAGCATATTTGAAAAGTTTAAAAAAGGTTTTGAAAATATAAAGGAACTAGGATTCAGTATTGAAATTGGCAAAACGGTATTAGATACAAAGGAAATAGCAAGAACTAAAATAAAGATAGTCGATGAGAAATACGAGACTGTTAACAATAATTTTATACTACCGTTTAATAATAGAAATAACTATAATGAATATATCAAAAAAAATGATAAACAAATAAATAAATTAGAAAAAATGCGATTATTGGTGAAAAATAAGCTTTTAAATAAGAAGTTTACTGACGAATATTATAAAGCATTATGTAATAAGTCAAGAAGAAAAATTGTCAAGACTTTATTGAGCGAGTTTGAATCATCATCGCATAATTCAAAAGATATTAGAGATATTCAAATAATTATTGAAGAAATACCATTATCATCAAGAGCAAATATTAAAAAATGGTATAATAAATCATTATTATTTTCAAAATATGATTATATTAATGAATTATCAAATAAAATAAAAGATAATGGAAAGGAATTACTATTTACACAATATGCGATAGGTGATAAAATACCATTATCAATAATAAAATACCATGAAGCTCTGCCAAATAATGTAAGCAATATTGAAGAAACCGTTGAATACTACAAGTTATTAGATTCAATCAAAGTCTCTGATAAAAAATTACCAGATATATTTATTGGTGAAGAAAATTCTCTCAATACTAAATGGACTAAATATAAAAAGAAGATATGGTACAAATTAAGATATATCAAAACTGATTATAAAAATAATTATATTAACGAGTTATGCAATTATTTATTAGAATTGTTAAATATAAATATTGTTTCATATAATGATGTTGTAGAAAAATCTAATAATTACTATTTAGACGTTTTCAATAAAGATAATTTTGATAAAAATAAAAAAATTAGAATTAAAAAATTATTTAAGGATCCCCAATTCTATCAAGCATATGTTAAGGAAATGAATAGTATTAATAAAACAAAAAAATCCTTTAAAACTTTTAAGATATTTCTTGAAACTTATTTTGATAAAAGTTCTTTTGATGAAAGATATAAAATAGTAAATAATATAGTAACAAATGGTACAATTAAATATCCGGGTGATATAGAAATATATAATATTGCAAAATTATTAAATGTGTCTATATTATTAATACATAATAGATCAGAATATGGTAAAGGAGTTAAGGTTGATAAAAGAGCGGGAGATAAAGATCTAAATATAACGACATCCGTATTTAGAGCAGAAAATAATATTATGGAACGACCTTTAATAATGTTATATAGAAAGATTGAAAAAACAAATATAAGTTATTATATAATTAAAAATACAGAAATAAAAGATATAATATATATGGATTTATATGATGTTCCCGATGAAATTAAAAATAAAATTTTAGATTCAACATTATCAAACGAACTATCATCATCTACGTCAACTACACCTATATAATTTTAACTTTTTGTTCTGGTATTTTATAGCATCTACTATCTTTTTTCTTTAAATCAAAGTGAACATTTAAATCACTTTCAACACATTTATTGAATATTTCATTTGATTCATCTTCTTCTTGTATAGCTTCTAATTCTTCTTTTTTATCTTCAAAATCTTTCAATAATTCCATCATGTGTTCTTCATCTACTAATATTCTGCTATCCCCGGTACCACAGGGTGGTTGTTGACCCAGCATAACATTTGCAGACACACCATTAACCTTATCATATTCCGCAAATATACTTGCATTAATTAACATATCTGTCGTTTCTTCAAATGATGATTTGGCTAATGGTCCAATATCACCTCTATTGATACCATGTCTATCAATAGACATCAATTGTCCCTTATAAGTCATCGTATCAATCAATAGAGACATATGTCTATAATTCATTGAACCTTCGCTCGTAACCGCTACCAACTCTTTATATAATGCATTTCTTGCCGCTTCAATACCAAGAGTATCATAAATTTCACGAATATCATTAGAAATAGTTCTTGTTGAATCAATATTTGGATTAGCCAATATATCAATCAAATTGGTACCATCAGTATCAAGAACCCATTCAACAATATTATCAAATTTATTATTTTCTTCATTGTATTTAGTATATTTCTTTTTATTCAAGGATACCTTCTTGATACCCTTGTATCCTTTTAAGATAATTTGATATACAATATTGTGTTCAATCGCTTTGATTGTAGCTATTTCGTCTTTATCATCAATCTCTTTCAATGCCAACTCTGTTAATTTTATTCTGAAAATACACTCATCGGCATTATCATCACTATATACGCAATCAATATATTTATCGTAGGCTAAATTCAATTTAGTATAAACATCAATCATTTTAAGCCCAAATAAATTCATTTTAGATTTATTGAATACTAATCTTAGAACCCATGGAGAACTACTACGTGCTTTACATGTATTGCTTTCAATTTCTTCAAATTCTTTATATACCTTCATAATACCCTGGTCTTTTTCAATATTTGTATCATAATATTCACCATTATCCCAATAGATTTCACTATATTCTAGAATATCAGATAATTTTGTAATTTCTATTGAATTTTTGATATTCATTGCATGATTCTTTGTAATATCAATACGCGAATCTGTAATTTCACCATCTTCATTCATATCAGGGTTAACAATACTAGCAACATCTTGTTTCATATAGATTATTAAAGTCGGAGTTTTTGTTTTCTTTGTGGCCGATAAGATCTCTTTAAGTCTCGGTACACCAGATGTGGCTTTCACAGCAGCTGCTGTCCCTGACACATGAAATGAATCAAGTGTCATTTGAGTACCTAATTCTCCAATTGTTTGAGCGGCAACTATTCCTACCATTTCTCCTGGTTGTGCAATAGCCTGCTTAAAATATTCGCTAACTTGTTCAACAATCCAATCAAATATTTCTTTTGTAAAATGATTATAAAATATTAATTTTTTGGGATTTAAATGAATTCTCAACAAGATATGAAAGAATTTCATTCCTTGCAAATTATTTTTGATAAATAACTCTTTTTTAAGTTTATCAATAGTAGTTAATATATAATCTGGTTTTAAATCCGTTTTAAATGCTTCAACACCAATTGATTGCAAGCGTTTATTCGCATTATTAATAATTCTGTCAAATGGAATTGGATAATTGATAAACTTCTTTTTCTCACCATTAAATACATATTTAATCAAAAACTCTTTGTCTTCGATCATTTCTTCAAAATGTTTATTACACTTTTTATAGGTGTCGCTACTAATACTATCAAATGCTTCTTTTGTCATGTGAATTGATGCATTATCAGTTGATTTCAAATTATATTCTTGATCTATTTCTAATAATTCTTTATCAATTGTATTAATAAATTGTACTTCAATCTTACATCCATCCATGCCATCTTCACCATAAATATATTGAATAATAGAACCAATAGCAGTTCTGACTGTATTATCATAATGTATTTTTGAATCTTCCATCGCTTTTACTAATCTGCGTTGAATATATCCGGTTTCAGATGTTTTAACAGCAGTGTCTATAAGACCTTCACGACCACCCATAGCATGAAAGAAAACTTCTTGGGGTGATAACCCGGTAATAAAGCTATTTTTAACAAACCCTCTCGCTTCCGGACCGTCATCATATTTGGTAAAATGTGGAAGTGTTCTATCAGTAAACCCATATGTAATTCGTTTACCATCTACATTTTGTTGTCCAACGCATGCAATCATCTGAGCAACATTTGTTTCCTTACCTTTTGAACCCGATTTAACCATATTAATCATCCTATTCTTATTTTCGTCAATTTGAGATAAACCAATCTTACCGACCTCGCTTGTTGTTTCATTTAGAATACCAATGATCTCGCGTTCAATATATTCTTCATTATTAAATATACTATTATTATCAATAGTACCTCTACGGATATCATCAAGTTTATCATAAGCTTTCTTTTTCATCTCCTTAATCTTATTTTTAAGCTTTTCATCAGTATCTTTATCAGTTACCAAATCACTAATTCCAACACTAAATCCGGCTGTAAGTAACCATCTACACACTAAGCGTTGTGTATTATCTAAAAATTTGCGCGTTTCAAATGGTCCATAATCGTGATATATTACAGGAATCAATCCAGTCGTAATACCATGAAATACATTTTTATCTAGATTACCTTTTTCTAATTCACTATTATTTATAACTACTCTTTCGTCTTTCTTATTTTTTCTATTTATGTAAAGACCAGGTGGCAATATTTGCGAATACGCCTCCTTTCCTGTATATGTATATTTTTTATCAGGGTTTTTTAAACTACCGCCAAAATAACTATTAACCATTTGAATATTTGCAAGTGTTTTATCTTGAATTTTTGTAATATCCTTGGTCAATCTATACGAACCCAATAATGTATCTTGGACTATTTCAATAATTGGTTTACCATCTCTTGGCGCTAATATCATATAAGGTACAGCTGCAATATCCATTAATTCGTTCATCGTTTGTACACTTTGAGGGCAATGCAGATTCATTTCATCTCCATCAAAATCCGCATTATATGGTGGGGTATCGAGAACATTCAATCTAAACGTTTGATATGGCATAATAACTACTTTATGACACATCATAGACATTTTATGTAAAGAAGGCTGTCTGTTAAACAATACAAAATCACCATCTTTAAGATGTCTATGTACAACATCCCCAAACTTTAACTCAGTCGCATTTTGTTCAAGATTGCGAGAATATTTTAGATTGATTGTTGTATTGTTTTTCTTGATATATCTCGCCCCCGGCCAATTGTCCGAACCATTCATTACCAATTCTCGCATTTTATCAATATTATATTGATTAACTGTTTCTGGAAAAGTAATATTAATTGCTACTTTAATTGGAACACCCAATTCATCAATACTGATATACGGATCGGGCGTAATAACAGACCGGGCAGATTGATCTACGCGTTTACCATTGAGATTACCCCGGATGCGGCCCTCCTTCTTTTTCATACGGTCGGACACTGATTTAAGTTTACGCCCATTTCTTTGCTGTGAAGGAGCTAGACCGGGTATTTGATTATTAATAAATGTAAATACGTGATATTGTAAAAGCATAGTAATATACTTAATAGTATCTTCTGATGCTCCTTTATTAATTTTATCAATAATACTATTGTTTGTCTTAATAATATCACTTAGCTTATGGGTTAAGTCGTCTTCCCTCCGTTGACCATTCTCTTCAATAATACTCGGGCGAACAGCTGGTGGAGGCACCGGCAATACAGTACATATCATCCATTCTGGTCTATTCCATTTAGGGATAAAACCCATCATTTCCATTTCGCGTTCAGTAATTCTTTTAAATATTTTGAGGATATCTTCTGCTGTAAATTCTTGTGATATTTTTTCGTCTTTTTTCTTATCCTTCCATTCTGCAATAATTTTCATTGCATTTTCTTTATGAATTTTAGTAGGTCGTAACGCACCACATCCAACAACACCATCATCTCCACAGGATCTTAACTTTGTTGTTGTATTACATAGTTTGTAATAAGCCTCCCATCTTTTTTGATTGTTTTTAATAGACATGATTTTAACCATATCGTTTTTAAAATCCTTATGTTGTGTATCGGGTGAAATTAAACATTTGGAACATTTATAGCAAACGCAATTCAATATTTTTTTAGTAATATCAAAAAACATTGCATGAAATACAGGTTTAGCTAATACAATGTGTCCAAAATGTCCAGGACAGAAAATATTTTTTTGTTCACATGTACAACATATACGATTGTGTTCTAATACACCCATACGAGAATCAAATAAACCACCAATAATTGGTTCACTACCGGCATATGTATCTGTTTTATTGATTTCTACAACTGAACGTTTAATGATTTCATCAGGACCCAATACACTAAATTGAATACCTTTAACCTCTTGAATTTCAACTTTTTGGTCATTGTAAGATAGTTCTGGATAAATTGACATATCTCTTAATAATAGTAGTTAAAATAACTCGTCTTATGTTTAAATTATTTTAAGACAATAATCAATTTTTATTGCTTTTTAAATAAATTTTTGAAATCTTCCATAAATAAATATAATAGTGTTAAAAATATGGCAGTTATTATTGATAATACTATTAAATAACCATTCTTTTTACCTTTAAATGGAACTCCTTCAAACGGCATTGATAATAAAGATATTATAAATGAAGTTGGTAAGAAAATTGCTGCAACAATTGTTAATATACGAGTTGTCCCTGAATCTAAATACGCAATTCTTTGCATAGTACCATGTCTCGTTTGTTCCAAACTATCTTTCAAATCTATAACATTTTTTTGAAATACTTTTATACGATTTTTGAATAATTCATAATCATTATTATCTTTTTTATCCTTATCATATTCTATTATAATTATAATTCGTGATACTATCATTATCATATCATTAATAATATTATTGTAAGATAAAATATAATATAATAATTTATCTAGATATTCTATCATTTTATAACTATTAAAAAAATCCAACCATGTTACGTATTTTTTAATAACATATAAAATTTCATTTATTCTGCGATAATCGCGTTCACATTTATCAATTATATTTATAAATAATTTTAATATCTTTGCTTTTTTATCAATGAAATTAAGTTTATCTATGTCATCAGTAATTATATATTTATCTTTTTCTAAATAAAAAATCAGTTTATATATATATAGACCATTTATTTTCTCTGTTAAAAGACTAGAATAGTCTAATCCGGTTTCATATTGAGTATTCTTACCCTTTATATTTTTATCATTATTGTAATCTATCAATGGTAAGGAAAGAGAAAAATAAAATTTTTTTCCATCAACTATTAATTTATCTTGTTTAGATAATAATTTATCTACAATACCTTGATCTAATCCTTTACTATCAATAGTTTTATATTCTATAATATTCATAGTACAAATCTATTAGATATATAATATTTTTTTTTAAGTCTGTTATTATAAACTTTCTTCTTGGTCGGTTATTATAAACTTTCTTCTTGGTTTTTCTTGGTCGGTTATTATAAACTTTCTTCTTGGTTTTTCTTGGTCGGTTATTATAAACTTTCTTCTTGGTTTTTCTTTGTCGGTTATTATAAACTTTCTTCTTGGTTTTTCATTTATTGTAAACAAAATAAATTGCTGTTTTTCATACTTCATTATAATATTGTAAATAAGAAATTAATATTAAATCATTTTTTTAATATTAATATAAAAAATATAGTCGCTGCTAGCAGGGCTCGAACCTGCGGCCACCCGGTTAACAGCCGGGTGCTCTAACCAACTGAGCTATAGCAGCTTATAAGTATATATAGTTATATCCTTATATATTTTTATATATATAAATATCAGATAAAGAATGTTATATATGTTGCGATAATATGGATTCTAAATAGTGTATATATTTTGATAATAGAAAAAGAGATATTAATAATGTATATATGCCTACATTGCTGGGAATACATAATGAAAGTTATAAAACTATATTGAAATATTAGAAAACTATCTAAGATGTTCTATATTTTTCTTATAAATATCTTTTAATGGTTTTATCTTACTATTTTTAAGAATCTTTTCCCTAATTAACCATTTTTTCGATAATACATTATATTTATGATTTTCATTGAATAATACATTTATAAATATATATAATAATGAAACTATTATAACACTTTTTGCGAAGCTTTTAGTTGCCATAAAAATTATTGAAAACAATAATATTGTTTGAAATATAGCATTGTTTATTATTTTTTGTTGTGCTTGCGTAAGCTCTATTTTAAGATATCTTCCTCCAAATTGTACTAATATTAAAAAAAATATAGATAATGGTTCTATGCCTTCGATATTTGCTAACATATTCTACTTATTATAAGTAAATTTATTCATTAGTTATCCTTTAATTTCTTTTGTATTGATGATAATACTAGACTTGCAATCTTATTTGTAAATTTTTCATCATTTAAAAGTTCTTTTATTGTTTCATCTTTATTTTCATCTTTATTTTCATCTTTATTTTCATCTTTATTTTCATCTTTATTTTCATCTTTCTTTTTATTATCTTTTTCATCTTTCTTTTCATCTTTATTTTCATCTTTATTTTCATCTTTATTTTCATCTTTATCTTCATCTTTATTTTCATCTTTATTTTCATCTTTATCTTCATCTTTATTTTCATCTTTATCTTCCTTGAATTGTTCAATATTGATATCATTATTAAATACCTCACCCTCTGTAAATATAATTACATCAAGTAATAAAGCTATTATTGATAATAATAATAGAAGACCTATTGTTAAATCCCATTGAATGACATAGAAATTTATTAAGATTAATACTATAAATATCCATGGGTTATCTATTATTTCTATGATATTATCTGGATATTCTGCTGATGGTCTCAACCCTAATATTATTAAGTATGCTATCAAAAACCCCGATATAATTCCTTTTAATATAGTGTAAAGAATATCATCGAATTCAAACTCATTCATATTCCCTCTTTACAATTATATTATATAAATATTTTTTTTGTGTTTTTCTTTCCTTTTTGTATAATAGAGAATATCTTAAAAAAAGAGTATGTTGTATTCAACATTACAAGAGGCATATAATTTAGATGGTTTTGATAAAATAAAGAAAAAGAAAAAGGAAAGACCACCAGACTTTCAAGAAAGTAATTTAAGCAAAGGGCCTTCAAATATTGAAATGAGTAAATTATCTGCATCTAGTGAAAAAATACAAGATTATGAAGAATATATTAAAAATGCTGGTAAAAAATGCTCACCATTACAATCGCCAATATATACAATACCTCAATCGGATAATTGTAAAAAAGAATTTAATGAAGCCATGAAAGTTTACACCGAGGAAAATTTTAATTCACCAAAAGATATAGATATGTCTAATATGGCTTCAAATAACAATATTATGCCTTATTATGACGAAGATTTAGAACAATATTTTGATATTAACAATCTAAACGACGAGGTTAAATATAATCCTAATAATAAATTAGCTAATTATATGCCAAATAATAATAGTTCATCTTATACAAATAATAATACAAATGAATATACGAGTACAGTCTTAAAAAACGGCAACAATTTATTAAATACTTCCGATTTTAATCTTAGCCCCGAAGAAAGGAAGAAAGCTTCTGATGCGCTCCAATATTTAAAAGCATTAGAACTTAAAATTGACGGAGATGAAAAAAATGCATTTTTTAATCAAATGAAGTTTTCTAACACAATGGGTTCTGGTGGATATAATGAACCACAAAAAGCTGATAATAAAACATCCATATTAGAAAAAGAAATTGAAGAACTAAAAAAAAGAGAGGTTATATTATCAAAAAGTATTGAAGAAAATAAAAAAGCGCAAAATAATATTAATTTAATAATAAATGTTTTTATAATACTATTTATTGGAGGAATAATTATATTATTATGCGATTATTTAGTTGAATTATCTATTCAAATAGGCATGAAAAAAACAACACATATGTTGGAACCATATATCAATAATAATAAGATATATTCTATGAATTTACCTCAACCACATCAACAAATGAGTCCATTCAATTACAATACTATGCAAAGTCATATCCCTCAACATATGGCACAACAAAATATTTAAACTTATTTTTTTTAAATGATATATAAGATTTATAGTATAATTATGATTTAATAATGACAGTTAATTTGGCAGATCTTATTAATAATACTATAATTGTTGGCGAAGAAACCGAAAAAAAATCTATTAACTGGTGGACTCCACCAGAGAAAAACAAAACACGAGTTATGTTATGTGGGACTTATCCTATAGGTACAAGTAATGGATATTCCAAAGTTGTATATTATATTGCAAAATATTTAGGAGAATATAAAGATATTGATTTAACTATTTACGGTTTTCAAAATGTTTCCAATACTAATGGTAAAGGTCTACGTGATAATATTCCAAAAAATGTAAAGATACATGATGCAATGGCAACTGAAAATCCTAAACGAAGTGGATTTGGAGAAAAAGAAATTGGCGATTATATCAAAAAAAATCCACAAGATATAATCATAATATTTAATGACAATATAATTACGACAGCATTAACAAGTACTATTATAAATGAATGTAATAGTGAAAGAAAAAACTTTAAACTTGTTTCATACATGGACCAAGTATACCCTTATCAAAAAAAAGCATATATTGAATTATTAAATAAACATTTTGATGCTATAATTGCTTTTACACCTTATTGGCAGGATATTGCCAGAAAATTGGGAATTAAAAATGACTTACCAATTTATACTTTTCCACACGGATTTGATACAAACTCTTATTATCCTATACCAAAAAGTATTGCTAGGACATATTTTAAATATAATGATGATGATTTTATGGTATTAAATTTAAATAGAAATCAACCTAGAAAATGCTGGGATCATACAATAATTGCTTGGGTTGAATTTGTTGAAATGCATTATAAAGCTAATATTGAAAATTGTAAGGATTTAATTACAAATGAATACACAAAAAGGCCTGTAAAACTTATAGTAGGTACATCAATAGATGCTTATTGGAATTTATGGGATGTCTTGGAAAATGAAGTCAAATTTAGAAATGTACCTCTCGAATATGTAAAATCAACTATTGTAGAAGTACAAACTCCACAACAACTATCTGATAGAGAAATAAATATATTATATAATTCTTGTGACGTTGGTTGCAACAATTGTAATGGCGGGGGGTACGAATTAACTGTATTTGAGTGTTTGGGTCTCGGGAAACCACAGGTATCCTCTTATGTCGGTGGCATTAGAGAATATTTATCAAAAGATAATTCTATACCCATTGAACCTAAATTTTATTATTATTTAGACAATAAATCTAACGGTATTGGTGGTAAAGCTGAATTAACAGACCCGCATGATTTTGCAATTGGTTTTTGGACTTATTTCAGCGATCCCAAATTAGCAAAAATACACGGAGAAAATGGCAGAGAAAATATCCT